CAACCAATACGCGACGGTAGTACACGTTGGTGTTGTTTGCGATAGCACCAAGGCCTGGGTTAGCAGAGTCGTTGCCGCGAGCAAATGGGTTAGCAACCATGCCGTAGCGGGTTTTGAAGCCGATTTTTGGCTGGAAGCTATCCTGACCGATTGCACGAACCATCTGAAGTGGTACGTATGGGCAGTAGAAGATACCTGCGTCGAATGTTGAGGCACCTTTGTATCCTACGACAAGGTAGTTTGAACCAGCGTATGGGTCAATGTAAACCTTGAAGCGACCGTTAAGAACACCGGCGAAAGTATTGCCAGTATCATCAACGTTCAATGCGTTGGAGTTAAGAGCTGGTGTATAGTCAAGGACGCCTGCCATTTGAAGAGCAGAAGCAACATCGGAAGAACAGATAACGATGTTACCCTTACCACGTCTGGTTGCTTTTGCGATAGCGTTAGCTTCGCGCTCGATTTGGAACATCAAGCCCTTGAATTTTTCAACAGACCAACGACCGTTAGCGTCGACGTCAAGGTCGAAAGTTCCAGCAGTTGCAGTTTCGGCAGCACCGGTGACAGCTGAGTTGTAGATTGTACGAACAACTTCACGGTTGATTTCAACAAGAACTTCTGAAGAAAGGATGTTTGCAAGTTCAGTTTCGGCATCAAGTCCGTGTACTGCTTTCAAGTCCTGTGCAAGTTCAGTTGTGTATTCTGCTTTCAAGGCACGTGATTTTGCCTCAACAGCTACTTTTTCAATTGAGAAAGCCATTTCTGCAAATGGTGCACCAGTTGAACCCAAAGCTTCAGCAGCAGCGGTTGACATACCAGTACCGGTTGGGGCAGTAGTAGCAATACCAGTTGCGTTTGGACCGAATGTACCGGTACCAGAGAATGCAGTGTTTGCTTCGTTGTAGAATGCTTCAGAAGAGGTGTTACCTGACTGTTCATTGTACTTGGAACGCATTGCAAAGATAAGACCAGTTGGACCGGTCATTGGCTGAACGCCGCAGATGTCGTATGCAATAAGGTTAGGCATTGCACGACGGACAAGGCTGATCAATACTGGGTCGTAACCAGCAGTTGGGCCAGCGCCAGCAGTCTGTGAAGTGAAACCACCGTTACCAGCGTTGTTGGTTGGAGTTTCCATAAGAAGAGAAGACATAGAAACCGCGGTTGAATCTTCACGAAGATTTCTCTCAGTGTTTTCAAGAATAGTCGCAGTAACAGATTTTCTCTGTGCGTCTTTGATTGGGCTGAAAGAAGCGTGCTCTAGGATTGGGCCCCACTTTTCAACTAAATCACGATTTGATGTACTCATTTTCGAGTTCTCCTTGTATTGAGTTATCTTATTTATTTATTTATAAAGTTTCGGATTTCACTTCTTGGCTTTTGCATCAAGTGCAGCAACCATTGCGCTTATGTGATCATAAGAAGAAGCTCTTTTTGGGGTTACAGTTTCTACTAGAATTTCATCTTCTTCATTGTAAACACTTTCAGCAATCACGGCAGTTTTCTTGCCAAAGAATGATTCCTTAAGAGTTTTTACATTTTTCTTGAATTCGACAAGATCTTCGACGTCAAGGTTTTCAGAAAGTGAACGAAGTTTTTCTGCCTGTGAAGTGGTCAACCCTTCAGCAATCTCATTGAATGCAAGATGTGCCTTAAGTCCAAGGATTTCATCCTTCAAAGCGATGTTTTCGTTGATTGCGTTGTTTGTTTCGATCTTGTATGACTGTGCTTCTTCTTCAAGAGCAGAAACAACGTCAACAGTTTCTTCGTCGATCTGAACGTTATGTTCTGCGAACAAAGTCTTCAAGCCGTCCATGAAGGATTCAGCCATTTCAACCTTGATGCCGCTTTCGATAGCAAGTTCATTTTCTTTCATCCATGTTTCAACTACGTAGTCAAGATATGAGTCAAGATTTTCAGTAATTTCTTCCATTGATTCGGAAATTGCTTCTTCAAGCTTAGCTTCAAACTGTTCTTCAAGTGCTTCAGCAATCACAAGTGCCTTTTCCTTTGCTGCTTCGTTAACAGCAGATTCAAAAACAAGGCTTGCTTTTGCCTTGAATTCTTCAGAAAGATCAGTTCCTTCGAAGAGACCGGCGAATGCTTCTTTTACATTCTTGTCGTCCTCATCATCATCTTCGTCGTCCTCAACATCGTCTTCGTCATCGTCATCTTTTTCTTCTGCAAGCTTAGCAGCTTTTGGATCTACTTGCTTGTTAAGATCAGCACGACGCTTCTTGATAGCACCACCTTCTGGTGTAACTGGTTCTTCTAGCGTAGAAACCTTGTCATCTGATTCGAATTTTTCATCTAATTCATTTGCCATGTTTATTCTCCTTTAATGGATTTTAG